GAATTAACCGAATGAATGTGTTATAATAATAATAGATTTAATATAATAAGAACGGAGGGATTGAATATGACAACACATGATAAAGAATATGAAGAACTTTACAAACAATACAAACATTCAGGATTTGAATTCGGTTATGGAACACGTATAGGAAAATCTAAAGTTATATTTGAAGACGTCATTAAGTTAATACCATCTTCAAAGAGAAATCACGATGATATTCCTTTATTTGTGAAATGCAACAAATGTGATGAATATATGGATTTTCAACAAGGTAAAACAGATGTGCTCGATGGTAGGTGGATATGCCCAGTGTGCGGAAACAATGTTCGAGAACGTACAGTATATAATCAAATTGAAAGAGAAAATTTTAATGATAACTATGAGTACGAAGAAATATATAACGAAAAGTTATAATGACTTTTGTTAAATGATAATTTATATTTTTTATTGAGAGCTTGTGTTAACTACACAGGCTCTTTCTTTTCGTACGCGAAAAAAACATGCCCTTTTATGGAGAGAAGGAGATATACGTAAAAAAATACGCATCATTTTCTTTTTATATTTTTGCAGAAAGGAGAATTTAAAGAATGTTAGAGAGAAATTTCCAAGCTAAATTAAAAAAAGAGCTTAAAGAAATGTTCCCAGGTTGTATAGTTACAAAAAACGATGCTAACGACATTCAAGGATTACCCGATTTAACAATATTTTATAAAGATAGATGGGCGACTCTGGAATGCAAAAAATCAGCGAACGAAAAGAAACGACCAAATCAAGAATATTACGTGGACAGAATGAATGAGATGTCATTCTCAAGATTTATTTGTCCAGAGAATAAGGAGGAAGTATTGAATGAACTTCAACAAGCATTCGAATCTTGAAGGTAGACATGCTTTCTTAGGTGCTAGTAAATATCATTGGATTAGATATTCTGATGATAAAATAGCAGAATCGTATTCTAAATTTCTCGCTATTCAAAGAGGAACTGAGTTACATGAATTTGCGGCACAATGTATAAGATTGTCGCAAAAACTTCCAAGATCTAAGAAAACCTTGAATTCTTATGTAAATGATGCTATAGGGTTCAGAATGATACCTGAACAAATTTTATATTACTCAGATAATTGTTTTGGTACAGCTGATGCTATTATATTTAAAAACAACTTTTTAAGAATACACGATTTGAAGACTGGAGTAATTCCGGCACGTATGGAGCAGTTACGAATATACGCTGCTCTTTTTTGTTTGGAATATGGAATTAAACCGGGTGAAATTGGTATGGAACTTCGAATTTATCAAAACGACGAAATTATATATGATGTTCCTACCGCCGAAGATATTGCACCTATAATGGATCGAATAGTTGTTTCCGATAAGATTATAACAAAAATGAAAGAACGAGAGGAGTAAGTCATGAGTATTATAGACGAAATAAAATCATATTTTGGTTGCGGTTCCAGTGGTAAGGCATTAGCCCATTATGGTACACCACGACACTCAGGACGTTACCCGTGGGGGAGTGGAGAAAATCCGTTTCAACATAGCGGAGATTTTCTATCTAGAATAGATGAACTAAAAAAATCTGGTATGACGGAAACTGAAATCGCACATGAATTGGGTTTAAGCACTACCCAATACAGAGTGCAAAAACAATTAGCGTCGCATGAACGACGTCAATTGGAAGTTGACCGTGCTAAATCACTAAGAGCGGATGGTAAATCCCTTAATGAAATTGCAAAAATCATGGGATACCAATATGATTCTTCTGTTCGTTCACTTTTGAACGACAATACTGCCGAAAGAGCAAATCGTGCTCAAAAAGCTGCTGATATTTTAAAGAAAGAATTAAAGAAAAAAAGTATGATAGATGTTGGTGCCGGTGCAGAGCGAGAGATTGGTATATCGGAAAATACTATGAAAGAAGCTCTTTATATTTTGGAACGTGAGGGATACAACGTTTATGGTGTAGGAATTCCTCAAGTGACTAATGCCCATCAGCAATCGAACACTAAAGTTTTGTGTAATCCGGAAATTGAATATAGAGATGTATATCAAAATATGGGTGATGTGCAATCTTTGGGTAATTATCATTCTACTGATGGTGGTGCAACATTCAACGAATTAAAAAAGCCAACCAGTATAGATTCTAGAAGAATTAGTATATGCTATGGTGATGAGGGCGGTTTGAATAAGGATGGTGTCATCGAAATAAGACGTGGTGTACCCGATTTGGATTTAGGAAATTCACACTACGCGCAAGTACGTATACTTGTAGACGGTACCCATTACTTGAAAGGTATGGCTATGTATTCTGATGATATTCCAGATGGAGTAGATATCGTGTTTAATACAAATAAAAAGTCGGGGACCGATAAAATGAATGTGTTAAAACCAATAAAAGATGATCCTGAAAATCCGTTTGGTGCATTAATCAAAGCCAATGGTCAAAGTGAATATATAGATCCTAAAGATGGAACTAAAAAACTTTCTGCCATTAACAAACTTAAAGAAGAAGGGGATTGGGATACGATGTCAAGAAATCTATCCCAGCAATTTTTATCGAAGCAACCTTTGAGTATGATAAAGAAACAGCTGGATTTAACATATGCAGATAGAGAGGCAGAATACTCAGAGATAAAATCTCTTACTAATCCGACGGTAAAAAAGAAAATGTTAATGGATTTTGCAAATGATTGTGATGCAGCGGCGGTACATTTACAAGCAGCCGCATTGCCTAGGCAGAATACTCAAGTTATTTTACCTATATCGGCAATGAAAGAAACAGAAGTATATGCTCCTAACTATAAAAACGGTGAACAGGTGGCATTAATTCGTTTTCCTCATGGTGGTACATTTGAAATACCGGTATTGACGGTTAATAATAAAAATCCATCAGCGAAAAGGATATTGGGAAATGTTGTCGATGCCGTTGGTATTAACGCTAAAGTGGCTGAACGATTATCAGGGGCTGATTTTGATGGCGATCAAGTAACAGTTATACCAGTAAACAATAAAGTTCGTATAAAATCAACACCACCGTTAAAAGATTTGGAGGGATTCGATCCTAAGACTCAGTATGCTTATCATGAGGGAATGAAAGTCATGACTAAAAGCGAAACCCAAAAACAAATGGGCATAGTGTCAAATCTTATAACTGATATGACACTGCGCGGGGCACCTGAGAAAGATATAGCTAAAGCTGTAAAACATAGTATGGTAGTAATCGATGCTGAAAAGCACAAATTAGATTATAAACAATCCGAAAAAGACAACGATATAGCCTTGCTAAAGAAGACCTACCAGCGTCATCAAAACATGGATGGAGAATTAAAAGAGAGCGGGGCGTCAACCCTACTATCAAGACGTAAGCAAGAGACTCAAGTGCCTGAAAGAAAAGGTTCAGGGAGAATAAATCAAAAAGGAAAGAGTTGGTATGATCCTACCAAACCTGAGGGGACCATATTATACAAAGAGTCAGGCAGAACATACGTTGATCCGAAGACCGGAAAGACCAAACAAGCGATGACGAATGTGTCATTGATGTCAGTAACAGACGATGCACATAAGCTGTCATCGGGACACCCTAAGGAGAATGCATATGCTGATTATGCTAATAAAATGAAAGCCATGGCTAACGATGCTCGTAAGGAGGCGGTATATACTGGTAGACTTGCTACCAATGCAAACGCCAAACGTATCTATCAGTCAGAAGTGGATTCATTAAATGCGAAACTAAATCTTGCTGCACTTAATGCACCGAGAGAAAGAAGAGCTCAAGTTCTTGCTAATTCTGAAGTAAAGGCGAAAAAACAAGCTAATCCAGAATTAGAAAAAGATAAGAAAGCATTGAAAAAAGTAAAACAAATTGCCATTAACAAGGCTCGTATAGCAGTCGGTGCAAGCGGAAAAGGTACGCGAATTAACATAACAGATAAAGAATGGGAAGCTATTCAGTCTGGTGCAGTAAGCGATTCCAAATTGACAAAGATACTAAGGTATGCGGATCAAGATGTAATAAGACAAAAGGCTACCCCTAAGTCTAATGGTGCGTTATCCTCTGCTCAAGTTAGTAGAATCAAAGCTTTGGCTGCATCAGGTTATACAAATGCTGAAATCGCAGAAGTTTTAGGAAAGTCAACATCAACAGTTTCGAAATATTTAAATAGTTGAAAGGAAGTGTGAAGTTATGATTAAATGTGCGTTAACCACAATCGATAATCCGTTCGATCCATTTGACCAATTCGATCAATGGTATATGTTCGATCTTGACAAAGGTTACAATTCCTGTTCGTATTTGGATCGCGTTTCTCATACTTCTGATCAATTAAGTGAAGAAGAAAACGATCGTGAAATTGAACGAGCAATTGATGAAATTATTAAATATGATTTTATGAACATTTATAAAAAAGTCACTAAAAAATTTAAATCGTCATAGAATTTGTTGAGCTTTGAAGTAATTATCATGAAAAAACGGCAATATCTAAAAATAGATGATGATACTTTGACAGAAGTATAAAAGCAGTTTGACATTTACTGAGATATAATGGCTTCGATCATGTTTGGCTATAAACATTGATTTAGCAGTATGAAGACATTAGCATTCATTTAATGTGTTGTTCTATACTAAACCTCTATTAGTGGAATGCGAATATGTAAGTGTATGCCATCGTATAAGCTACCATAAAAGAGTGACACTTTTGTGCCATCATAAAAAGATACAAAACACATTAATAAGTCGATATATTGTATGATAATGAAAATTTTATGATTTAAAAATGACGGTATAGATAGAATATCATGGTCAATAGTCGTTGCATTGTAATGTTCGGCTTTGAGGTGTAAGGGGGGTCTCAAAATTAGCACCCCCCTCCCTCATCGCCCGCCTCCTTGAAAATTCTCCGGAGGTAATTTTTGAAAAACGTTTTTATATTTTATGTAGTATTCTAAAAGGTTCATAAGGTTGTTTATATGGTGTTGGTTTTTGTTTGTTTTTGGTATCGCACTTAGCTCCTTTCGGTGCGAATAAAGATGTATAACTTTATGAACCTCTTTGAGTGCTACATGAAAAATAATAAAAACTGATGATATTATAACATCAATCTTTTAGAAAGGATGACCAAAGTATGGCAAAAAGTAAAAAAACAAACCCGGTTTCAAACACTAAGAAAAATAGAATTGCGACTTCTCCTGAAGCCAGAGAAAATCAGCTAATCGCTTTAGCTGTTGATCTTGCCGAACAACAGCTTCGAGATGGAACCGCATCGTCGCAAGTTATTTCTCATTTCTTGAAGATGGCTTCTACTAAAGAAAAAATTGAAAGGGAAATACTTGAGAAACAAAAAGACTTGATAGCTGCTAAGACTGAAAATCTTCATTCTGCACAAAGAATTGAAGAATTATATGAGAATGCAATGAATGCCTTAAAAGGATACAAAGGACAAGATGACAATGACAATTAAGACTTATTCGGAAATGATGTCATTTGATAATTTTATAGATAGATTTAAATATCTACAGCTAAATGGTTCAGTAGGAAAAGAAACTTTTGGTTTTGATAGATATTTAAATCAAGCATTATACCATTCTTCGGAATGGATGCAATTTAGGGACAAAGTCATAATTAGAGATTGCGGATGCGATCTTGCCACGACTGGATACGAAATACATGGTCCAATTATAATACATCACATTAATCCTATAACCCGAGACGACGTTATTAATCGTAATCCTTGCATATTTGATCTGAACAATGTAGTATGCACCACGAATAATACTCACAATGCTATACATTATGGAGATAAAGATTTGCTAATATGCGCACCTAAGTGTCGTACTAAAAACGATACATGTCCATGGAAATAATGAAGAAGGAGAATTTCAAAATGAATAAAAAAAACAATGAGATAGAAAAAACAACAATTGATGAAACAGCAGAAGAAATAAAAAATGAAGAAAACAAAGAGACAAAGGTATACGGAATCGTATGTGGATGTGATAAATTAAGATTGAGAGTCATACCTAATTTGGATGGCTCAATAATAGCAGAGTTACCTAAACATACAAGAGTCATTATAGATGAAGACAGTTCTGATGACGAATGGGCTTATGTGGAAACTGAATTCGGAGATTTCGGTTATTGTATGAAAAACTATATCGACACGGACACTAAGGGTGATTGATATGGATAGTATCTTAACTACTGTAAAAAAAATGCTTGGAATAGCTGAGGAGTATGAGCATTTCGATACCGATATAATAACCCATATCAATTCGACATTTTCTATTTTGGCTCAGTTGGGAGTAGGACCTGATAAAGGTTTTTTCATACACGATAAAACTGCAAAATGGTCTGATTACATATCTGATGAAGACGCAACATTGGAATTGGTAAAAACATATGTTCAATTAAAAGTACGGATGCTGTTCGATCCACCATCAAGTAATGCTGTTATGGCGTCGTTTAACAGAACCATAAACGAACTCGAGTTTCGACTTAATATTTCTAAAAGTTTTGAATAGTCAAGGAAGGAGATGATATTTATGATAGATGATCAACTATATCATCACGGAATCTTAGGAATGAAGTGGGGTGTAAGGCGTTATCAGAACAAAGACGGTAGTCTTACTAACGCCGGCAAAAATAGATATGACCGAGATGTAAGAGAAAATAATTCTAAAAAAAAAGATAATCGGATCAGAATAGACGGACCAGACCCGAAACGTTGGGTTAAAGAGGATCTAAATAGAGCTAGAAGAGTTGTTGATACATCTTCTGATTTATTGAAACAGGCAAAGAATATAGAACAAAATACAAGATCACGACATAGTTCGAATGAAATGAATCTAAAAAACATGACAAATCAGCAACTTCGTGAAAAGATTGAAAGAGAAAATCTAGAGCAACAGTATAAACGTTTGTTTAATAAAAAAGAAAAAATATCAAAAGGACGACGTTATGTAGAAGATGCCCTAGAAATAGGCGGAACTGTTTTGGGTGTAGGCAGTTCAGCACTCGGAATAGCTCTTGCAATTAAGGAATTAAAGGGATAGTAATAAGGAGTGAACGTTTATGGCATTGTCGAATACTGCTGTACCTAAATATTACGGTATGTTTAGAGATGCTGTAATTAGGGGAGAAATACCGGTATGCAAAGAAGTCGGCATGGAGATGTATAGGATAGACGATCTTATTGCGAATCCCGGAATATATTATGACGATCAGGCAGTTGAGGGCTGGATAAAGTTTTGCGAGGCAGAATTAACTCTAACTGACGGTTCTGATTTAACATTGCTTGATTCATTTAAATTATGGGGAGAGCAAGTTTTCGGATGGTATTATTTCGTGGATAAAGATGTATACGAACCAAATTCTGATGGACATGGAGGTCATTATGTTCATAAAACTGTGAAAAAGAGACTGATTAACAAGCAATTCTTAATAATCGGTAGAGGAGCCGCAAAGTCACAATACGAATCCTATATGCACGAATATTATTTGAATGTTGACACATCAACAACTCATCAAGTGCATACATCCCCGACTATGAGACAAGCTGAAGAAGTGTTAGCGCCAATGCGAACTGCAATAATGAGAGCACGAGGACCGTTATTTAAGTTTTTAACAGAAGGTTCGCTGCAGAATACAACAGGCTCTAAAGCAAACCGAATGAAATTAGCCTCGACCAAAAAAGGAGTAGAAAATTTTCTTACAGGTTCGTTGGTTGAAATCAGGCCAATGTCAATTGATAAACTTCAAGGCTTGAACAGTAAGATAAATACAGTTGACGAATGGCTTTCCGGAGATGTACGAGAAGATGTCATAGGTGCACTCGAACAAGGTGCATCAAAAAACGATGATTATTTAATCATTGCTGTCAGTTCGGAAGGTACCGTTCGTAACGGTCCTGGCGATACAATCAAAATGGAGTTAATGGACATTCTCAAGGGAGAATACATTAATCCGCACGTATCTATCTGGTGGTATAAACTTGATTCTGTTGATGAGGTTGCTAATCCTGATATGTGGATAAAAGCCAATCCCAATTTGGGAAAGACAGTCAGTTATGAAGCGTATCAAATCGATGTAGAAAGAGCGGAAAAAGCACCGGCAGCAAGAAATGATATTTTGGCAAAACGTTTCGGGTTGCCTATGGAAGGTTATACGTACTATTTTACATATGAAGAAACAATTCCACACAGAAAAAGAGATTATTGGAAATTGCCATGTTCACTAGGTGCTGACTTATCACAAGGTGATGATTTTTGTGCGTTTACTTTCTTGTTCCCATTATCTAATGGTAGTTTTGGAGTTAAGACAAGAAATTATATTTCTGAAATGACTTTGATGAAATTACCCCAAGCGATGAGAGTAAAATATGAAGAATTTATCAACGAGGGTAGTTTAGCGGTATTACCAGGTGTTGTACTTGACATGATGGAAGTTTACGACGATCTAGATAAATTTACAGTTGAAAATGAATACGATGTTCGTTGCTTTGGGTTCGACCCTTATAATGCAAAGGAGTTTGTTGCAAGATGGGCTACCGAAAATGGTCCTTATGGAATTGAAAAAGTAATTCAGGGTGTAAAAACGGAATCGGTTCCATTGGGCGAATTAAAAAAACTAGCTGAGGAACGTTTGTTGTTATTCGATGAAGAACTTATGTCGTGGGCTATGGGTAATAGCATCGTTATGGAAGACACTAATGGTAACAGAAAGCTTCTGAAAAAAAGATACGAGGAAAAAATCGATGCTGTTGCAGCTATGATGGATGCATTTGTGGCATTCAAAATAAACAGAGAAGCATTTGAATAATATTTTACTCGCTTATTAAGTGCTGCTAATAGCAGCTTTTTTTTTATTTAAAAATAAAGGGAGGAATTTAGAGTGAATATATTTAGTAGACTCCAGCATGGCTGGAACGCTTTTATGAACAAAGATCCAACTGTGGTATATAAACCTCAAATAAATACATATTCGTATCGACCGGATAGAGCTAGATTCTCAGGACGCAACGAACGTTCCATAGCGACATCGATATATAACCGAATATCTATGGATGCGGCATCTATAGATATAAAACATGTTCGGTTAGACGCGAATGATCGTTATACAGAAATGATGGATTCCAGTCTTAATAACTGTTTGACACTAGAAGCCAATATTGATCAAACAGCCAGAGCATTCATGCAGGATATATACTCATCATTGTTGGACGAAGGATGTGTTGCTATTGTTCCGGTAGATACTACGCTTGATCCGAATATTAGTAATTCATATGATATTTTATCAATGCGTACCGGACAAATAATTGATTGGAGAACTGATTCAGTAAAAGTTAGATTGTATAACGAAATATCCGGAAGGAAAGAGGATATATGGTTAGCTAAAAAAAATATAGGCATCGTGGAGAATCCTTTATACGCAGTTATAAATGAGCCTAATTCGACAATGCAACGCTTGATAAGGAAATTGTCTTTATTAGACGGAGTAGACGAACAAGCCAGTTCTGGAAAATTAGACTTAATAATCCAATTGCCGTATGTAATAAAAACCGAAGCACGAAAAAAACAAGCTGAGGAACGTCGTAAAGACATAGAAGAACAATTATCAGGTTCTAAATATGGTATTGCTTATACAGATGGCACAGAAAAAATAACACAGTTAAATCGTTCGGTGGAAAATAATCTAATGAAACAGATTGAGTATTTGACGAGTATGCTATATAGCCAGTTAGGAATAACTCAAACTATCATGGATGGTACTGCTGATGATAAGACTATGTTGAATTATTATTCTCGCACTATAGAACCTATGGTTGCTGCTGTTGCGGATGAAATGAAACGAAAATTTCTTACAAAAACAGCAAGAACACAAGGACAATCCATACGTTATTATAGGGATCCATTTAAGCTTGTACCGGTATCTGATTTGGCAGAAATTGCAGATAAGCTTACTCGAAATGAAATATTGACTTCGAATGAAATGCGACAAATTATAGGTATGAAACCTTCTGACGATCCGAAAGCAGATATGCTAATCAATAGTAACATCAACCAATCGCCAGAAATGCTTAATGAAAATAAGCCATTAGTACAACAAGAAAAGGAAGGAGAAAATCAAAATGAATAATTATGATTTTAGTGGTTATGCCACTAGAAATGATTTATTATGCGAAGATGGTAGAACCATCCGAAAAGATGCGTTCAAAGATAACGACGGAGCAACGGTTCCTTTGATTTGGAACCATAACCATAAAGATTCACAGGCGGTTTTAGGACATGCTTTATTAGAGAATCGCAAAGATGGTGTATACGCCTATTGTACATTTAATGATACAGAGGAAGGCGAGCATGCAAAACAACTAGTACATAACGGCGATGTAAGGTCGTTATCAATTTATGCTAATAAACTGAAGCAAGTCGGTGGCGACGTGATACATGGTTCTATAAAAGAACTAAGTCTCGTGCTGGCGGGATCTAATCCAGGGGCGTATATCGACTTCGTTATGGCTCATGGTGAAGATGAGGACGATGGATTATGGGCAAACTATGACGAAAATGCACTTGTGATCTATCATTCAAGCGAAAAAGAAAGCGGGGGAAACAAAATGAACAAGGAAGAATTAGACCAACAAAAAGAAAATGGAGATGATAACGAGAAAAAAGAAAAAAAAAGAAAAAAAGAAAAAAATATTCAAGAAGTTTTTAATGAATTAACAGAAGAACAACAAGAAGTTGTGTATGCACTTATTGGAATGGCGTTGGAAGACGCGAATAAAAACGAAAACGACGATGACGATAAAAAAGGAGACGGAAATATGAAGCATAACGTATTTGATAACGATGAAAGAAAACAGGATTATCTATCGCATAGCGTCCAAGAGGACATTATTAAGTTGGCTAAATCAAGTCAAGTCGGCAGTCTACAAACGGCACTAGAAATTTATGCCGATAGCAATGGGTTGCAACATGACGCTTTGAGTGGTGGATTCACTCAAAACGGAACAGGTAATGTAACCATGTTATTCCCTGAATATCAAGAAGTTCGTCCTGGTGCGCCGGAAATCATCACAAACGATCAGGATTGGATCTCGGTTGTTATGAGTAAGGTACATAAGAGCCCTATCTCAAGAATAAGAACCAGCCAAGTCGATATAAGAAATATTAATGATTTAAGAGCAAAGGGCTATAAGAAGGGTAAAGAGAAGAGTCTTGCAGGAAACTTCAAACTTGTAAGAAGAACAACTGATCCACAGACTGTATATGTAAGGAATGCTCTTCACCGAGATGATATCATCGATATTACAGATTTCGATTATGTGAAATATCTATATAATATTGATAGAATAATGCTTAACGAAGAACTTGCTACGGCAATGATGCTCGGAGACGGTCGTGACGAAGGTGCTGAGGATAAGATTGCACCAGACAAAATCAGACCGATTTGGACAGATGACGATCTATATACAATTCACGTAGATCTTGATATTGATAAAGCTAAGAAGGAACTTCAGGGTACTGGAACGGGTGTAAGTTTTGGAGAAAACTATATCTACGCAGAGGCAATTATTAATACGGTTCTTCATGCGAGAGAAAACTACAAAGGAAGTGGTACACCTGATTTCTTTATGACGCCACACATGTTGAATGTTATGTTACTTGCTCGCGATATGAATGGTAGAAGAATCTACTCATCAAAAGCAGAGCTTGCTTCAGCACTTAATGTTGGTAATATCTATACAGCCGAGCAGTTTGAAGGCAAGACAAGAACAACTACAGATTCTAAGAAGAAGAAAATTCTTGGCATTATTGTAAATCTTGCAGATTATTCTTTGGGTGCTACAAAGGGCGGAGAAGTCACTCATTTTACACAGTTTGACATCGAATTCAATCAAGAAAAATCACTTCTTGAAACTAGATGCTCAGGAGCACTTACAAGAGTTTATTCGGCTATTGCAATTGAAGAAGATGTGACAGCCGATTCTCGCAACATAGTCGGCTGATATTATAGGAGAAATTCAAAATGACAAAATTCTTTGGGAAAATCGGTTATGCTATGACGCAGGAAACTAAGCCCGGTGTATGGATGGATCAAATAATGGAACGTGAATATTACGGGGATTTATTGAGAAATTCTTATAGATTTCAAACATCGGATAAAGTAAACGATGATGTTTCGATAGCTAATGAATTTAGCATTATAGCCGATTCATTTGCTAAAGATAATTTTCATTTAATGAAGTATATCGAGTTTGAGGGTACTAAATGGAAAATCACAAATGTTGAGGTTAGGTACCCTCGACTAAATTTAACGGTGGGAGGTATATATAATGAAAACTAGATATGAATTGCATGAGTTTTTATGCGAGATTTTAGGCAGTAGAAATGTATATTTCCAACCACCGGAATCTGTTAAAATGAAATATCCGGCTATAGTTTACGAACGAACCGAAATAAAAAATCGTTTTGCAAACGATGCCGTTTATAAACAGAATAACGCATATTTATTAACGGTCATAGATAAGGATCCTGATAGCGAAGTGTCGAAGCAATTAGCTAATATACCATTGTGCAGATTGCAACAACATTTTGTATCTGATAACCTTAATCATGATATATTTAAAATTTATTATTAAAAGGAGGACTACTTGAATGAGTAAACTAACATGGGATAAGATCGGTGAAAGACTATATGAAACCGGTACAAAAAAGGGAGTGTTGTATCCTGCGTCAAAGGACAAACAAGGAGCTACCCAATATCCAAAAGGTGTGCCTTGGAACGGTTTGACCGCTGTAACAGAAAGCCCATCGGGAGCAGAAGCAACACCTATATACGCTGATGATATTAAGTATTTGAATATTATGTCTGCAGAGGATTTTGCGGCAACACTTGAGGCATATATGTATCCTGAGGAATTTGCAGAGTGCGATGGTTCTAAGTCAATAGTTGCGGGTGTAACAATCGGTCAGCAAAAGCGTAAGATGTTTGGATTGTCGTATGTTACCACTTTGGGTAATGACGTAGATGGAAACGATTACGGATACAAGTTACATATCGTGTATGGATGTATGGCTACACCATCAGAGAAAAACTATGCAACAATCAATGATTCACCTGAAGCGATTACTATGAGTTGGGAAATTTCTACTACACCAGTAGATATTCCAGGAGTGGATGAAGATGGTAATCCATTTAAACCAACCGCAATCATGACATTTGACAGCACGAAGACCGATCCAAAGATAATGAAAGCAATTGAAGATATTCTTTACGGTACAGCTGATGCCGAAGCAAGACTTCCATTGCCGGAAGAAATTATTGGAATTCTTAAACCAACTGATACATCAATTGTAGGCTAAAACATATTTAAAGGGACGGACTATTAACCGTCCCTTATTTTTTTATTTGAAAGGAGAATAATATTATGATTAAAAAAACTATAACTTATACAGATTATAACGGAGTAAGCAGAACCGAAGATTTTTGGTTTAATCTTACTACAGCGGAACTTATGAAAATGGAATTGGGCACAAGAGGCGGCTTCTCAGAAATGATAACCAGAATCGTTCAAGCCAATGATGTGCCGACGATGATGAAAGTATTTGATGATTTTATCAGAAAATCATACGGACAAAAGAGCCCGGATGGAAAAAGATTTATCAAGTCAGAGGCTATAACCGAAGAATTTTGCCAAACAGAAGCATACTCAAATTTATTCATAGAATTCATTACGGATACCGATAAGGCTATCGAATTCATGAATGGTATCGTCCCGGCGGAAATCAGTAAAAAAACGAATCTGGTTAACCAAAAGTCATTGATGGACGGAACCAATATCAATAATTAAGAAAATAAATGGGAGGAAGAAGAATGCTTCAAATAATTATACCTGCTGAAGAACGATGGGATGAAGAACATGAAGAATTTATTGTGTCTAAAAAAGAGCAAAAATTGATGTTGGAGCATTCTTTAGTGTCCCTTTCAAAATGGGAATCTAAATGGCAAGTGCCTTTTCTATCAAAAAAAGAAAAGACATATGAGGAAACTTTAGATTATATAAAATGCATGACAATTACACAGAATGTAAGCGATGATGTATATAATCGTTTAACGTCGAAAAATCTAACAGACATACGAAACTATATCGAATCACCTATGACTGCTACAGTTATACACGACACTCAACCGTCAAGTCGAACAGGAGAATTTTTAACAAGTGAACTTATTTATTATATAATGATGACCTTTAATGTACCAATGGAGTGTCAAAAATGGCATATCAATCGTTTGTTCACACTTATAAAAATATTCGAAATAAAAAACAGAAAACCAAGAAAAAAGAGTAAGAGTGAAATTATGAAAGAAAATGCCGTTAGAAATGCAAAACGACGAGAAAAATACAACTCAAAGGGGTGAATAAAAATGTCAATTATAAGCTTTAGGCATAAGGGCGATTTTGCTAAGGTAGATAAATACTTTGGAAAATTAAAAAATGTGTTTAAAATAGATATTTTCAATCGATATGGTCAAAAAGGTGTTAGTGCTTTAAAATCAGCAACCCCTATTAATTCTGGTAAAACTGCGTCTTCGTGGTTTTATAAAGTAAAAAAAAACAGCGAATCGGTTGCTATCGAGTTTTATAATTCGAATGAAAATAAAGGAGTACCAATAGCTATTATATTGCAATATGGTCATGGAACTCGTAATGGCGGATATGTACAAGGGAGAGATTATATAAACCCTGCCATTCAACCAATTTTCGAACAACTGGCTTCGGAATTATGGAGGGAGGTTATCGCTTCATGAGTACGTTAATTGATAGCAGAGTTGCAGAAATGAGGTTTGATAATCGTAATTTTGAGAGAAATGTTGCCACAAGTATGTCCACATTAGACAAGCTTAAAGAAAAATTAAAATTAAAAGATGTGGCAACGGGCTTGGAAAACATAACATCCGCAGCAAATAAAGTAACTTTTTCACATATTGGTAATGAAACAGATACTGTCGGTGTTAAATTTTCAGCGATGCAAGTTGCGGCTACAACAGCATTAGTAAATCTTACGAATGCAGCAATGCAAGCGGGAACGAGTATTGCAAATTCACTTATTAGTGCTGCCAAATCGGGATTTCAAGAGTATGAAACTCAAATCAATGCTGTTCAGACCATTTTAGCTAATACGTCGTCAAAGGGTACAACCCTTGAACAGGTAAATAATGCTTTAGATGAACTAAACCATTATGCTGATATGACTATTTACAACTTTACGGAAATGACACGTAATATAGGTACTTTTACTGCTGCCGGTGTTGATTTGGATACTTCTGTTGCCGCAATTAAAGGTATTGCTAATTTGGCTGCGGTATCAGGATCGACTTCACAGCAAGCAAGTACAGCAATGTATCAGTTGTCGCAGGCATTGGCTGCAGGAACTGTAAAATTGCAGGACTGGAATTCAGTTGTTAATGCTGGTATGGGTGGACAAGTATTTCAGGATGCTTTAAAAGAAACAGCTCGTGTACATGGAATCGCCATAGATCAAATGATAAAAGACGAAGGCTCATTTAGAGAAACCTTACAAAAAGGGTGGTTATCTTCTGAAATATTGACAGAAACCCTATCTAAGTTTACTGGCGATTTGACCGAAGAACAGCTAACATCTATGGGATATACAGCGGAACAGGCACAAGAAATAATGAAACTCGGTCAAACTGCTAATGATGCAGCAACAAAGGTAAAAACTTTTACTCAATTGATTGACACTTTAAAAGAAGCAAATCAATCAGGTTGGACGCAAACATGGGAAATATTAATTGGTGACTTTGAAGAAGCAAAATCACTTTGGACTTCAGTGTCTGATCAGTTAGGTAATATGATTCAACAATCCGCAGATGCAAGAAATAATCTTTTGCAAGGTTGGAAAGATTCCGGCGGACGTACGATGATAATTGATTCAGTAAAAAATGTCTTCGAAGGACTTGTTACAATTTTAAACTCTGTAAAAGAGGCTTTCACAGATGTGTTTCCGCCAATTACAGTTGAGCAACTTGTTAAGGTGACAGAAAAGATAAAAAGTTTATCTGAAAAATTCAAAATAAGCGAAGAGCAAGCCAATAAATTAAAGTCAGTATTTAAAGGTGTCTTTTCTATACTGGGTATAGGAGTTACAATAATAAAAAATGTCGTATCAGCAATAGTACAATTGTTTAGTCATTTTACAGGATTGGGTGATAGCGTTTTAAACGTATCGAGTTCTGTAGGTGAATGGATTTCGAAGTTACATAATTCTATAAAAGAGACTAACATATTTGGGAACGCAATCAATACTGTAATCGGTTTTGTAGGAGGAGCAATTGATCGAGTCAAAGAATTTGTTTCGGTTTTAAGTGATAAAATAGATATTCACGGATTTAAAGATATCGTCGATGTTCTGAAAAATATTTGGAATATGACATCTGGGGTAAGAGCATCACTTGCAAATACTATTCAAGGTATAGGCAATGCTTTTAAAGATGCTTTTCATAATGGTGATATAAAATCTTTTTTAGACATTGTGAATGGTGGTTTATTAGCAACTGTTATTGTGAAAATAAAGAAATTTATAAGCGGTATTGCCGACTCATTTGACAATTCGACCAGTATAATAGATCACATAAAATCCATATTTGGCACTGTAAAAGATTCTTTAGAGAGTCTGCAAAAAAGTGTAAAGGCAGATACTTTGAAAAAGATTGCAATAGCCATAGGAGTGCTGGCAGCTTCCTTATTAGTATTGTCCATGATCGACCCTAAACGCTTGACATCTGCATTGGTAGCCATAACTGTTCTATTTGGAGAATTAATGGGAGCAATGGCAATATTCGAAAAAATAGCAGGTAAAAGCAAAGGTGCATTAAAATCAGTAGGTGTAATGATTGCTATGTCTACCTCGGTACTGATTTTGGCGAGCGCCTTGAAAAAAATATCGGATCTCGAATGGAACCAATTAGCGATTGGACTAACCGGTATATTAGGACTTATGGCTATAGTCGTATCAGCGGCAATTGCAATGGGCAAATATGGAAAGAAGTTAAAGAGCGGAGCTGCTCAGATGGTAATAATGGCTACTGCTCTAAAAATATTGGCATCAGTGTGTGGAGAGTTATCACAATATAGTTGGCTTGAATTGGGAAAAGGTTTATCGGGAATCAGTGGAATGCTATTAGCGTTTGCCGGATTTCAATTTCTGATGAAACAGATTAAACCGACTAAATTATTACGCTCAGCAACTTCATTAGTAATAATAGGAGCTGCATTAGAGATATTTGCAGATGTATGTAGTAAATTTGGAC